GGCTATGAGTTGACGCTGACAGGCATGGAAGAAGAACCATGCGTTGAGGTTACGGCTGCCGCGGCAAATGCAGTCACCTCATCGACGCAAACGCTCGAAGGATAGCTATATTAGCATAGATTTTGGTTGGTTGGTGAACCCTGCGTATAGTGGCGCAGGGTTCTTTTTTTTGGGCTAACTTTGTTCTATGCGTGTATGTATCGTCTACAATCAGCATCCCACCGGGTGCAGCTACTACCGCTTGGAAATGCCAAGCAGCCGCGTTCATGAGATGTTCGGCAGCGAGGCCGAGTTCGTGAGCATCGCTGACGTGCGCACCATGAGCGACGAAGAACTGCGAACGATTGACGTGTTCCTGTATAATCGCACTTGGATCGCAGGGCCAATTGAGGCGGTCAAGCCTGTCGCTGACATCCTGCGCCAGTACGGCGCGAAGATCATCTTGGACATGGACGACTACTGGCATCTGGGGACAGGGCACAGTTTTTATAAGCACTACCACGACACCAACATGTCTGCGATCGTCGCCGAACACGTCAAGCTTGCGGATGCGGTCATCACGACTACGACGTACCTCCGCGATGAAATCGTCAAGCTCAACCGCAACGTGACAATCTGCGAGAACGTGCCGCACCTACTTTACGACCAATTCAAACCGCAACCTACCAAGAGCGAGCGCCTACGCTTCGGCTACTTTGGCGCTGCGCAGCACACCGAGGACGTGGCATTGCTGGAACTGCCACTGTCGCGCCTCTGCGACGATCACACGCTGGAAAATCGATATATGCTGTACCTTGCCGGGTGGAATGAGGGCAACCCTATCTATCAGCAGTACGAGCAGGTCTTTAGCAACAAGGGCAAGAACAACAACTACGGACGCATACAGGCGGCGGACATATACAGCTACGTTGGCGGCTACAACTTCGTTGATGTTGCCCTCGCGCCGTTGCGCGACAATAAATTCAACAGGTTGAAGTCGGAGTTGAAGGTGACGGAAGCCGCGTGGATGAATAAGGCAATTATCGCCAGCAACGTCTGCATGTATGCCGATTGCATCACCGACGGCTGGGATGGCGTGCTGGTGGACGAAAAGCAGCCGAAGAAGTGGTATAAGTCCATAAAGGCAATGATCAACGAGCCAGCGATGGTGCGCGAGATGGCAGACAGGCTGACGGCGAAGATGCAGAAGCGGCTGGACATTGATGAGATCACGCGGAGGCGCTTCAATTTGTATAAAAACGTCGCAAGGGATATTTACACTAAAGAACTTCATGCTATACCTCAAGGCGAGCCAAAGCAACACGATAGCGGTGACGTGGACCGAGCGTGCGAACAGTGCGACGGTCTACCGCTTGCGGCTGACCAACTTGGCGACGCTGGAAGCCACTGACATCTACCTGAACGCCGTTGACAACCTAAGCAGCTACGAGAGCAGGTACGACAAATTCGCGTTTACGTTGGGCGCGTTGACCAAGGGGCAGTATCGATATGAGGTGACCGAGAACCCGGCAACCTACGCCGCTGGTGACATTGTGCAAGGCGGTCTATACACGTTCACCGACAGCGGCTATGCTTATATCACCGCCGCAACGGATCAGTCGACCAGCGCGCCGTGGGGTTGCCAAGGGACGCTGATAGCTGAAGGGGCGACACCTGAAGCGATTGGCCAAGGTGTCATCAACACCGCGTCTATTGTCGCAGGTTGCGCCACGTCAGGCATTGCCGCGAGGCTTGCGGATCAGCTTGTGCTGAACGGCTTTAGCGACTGGTTTCTGCCGTCGCTGGAGGAGTTAGGGATGATGTGGACGGAGTTAGCCAGCGATGGTCTTGGTAGCTTCGTCAATCAAAGCTACTGGAGTTCGACGCAGGTATCAGCGACGCAGGCGTTCACGATTGACATGAGCAACGGTAATTTCAATCAGCATAACAAATCGCAGACAAATAGGCATACGCGCGCTATGCGTCGCTTCCTGCTGCCAACCACGAACCCTCGAGTTCTTGAAACAGGCCTTGCGATGATCGAAACAACCGAAGGTAGCTTCACCAGTACAACAAACACGATCGACTACGTTTCTTATGACTAAACTGAATTTTAGCTTCATCCCACAGGCGGACTATCGCTACCCTTTGATGCTTCAATCAAAGGCTAACGACCTGTACACCTTCGGCGAGATGAACGACTACCCATATTATCTGCTCGACATCTACAAGAAAAGCGCCAAGCACAACGCGATTATCAACGGCAAGTGCAACTACATTGCCGGCAAAGGCTGGGCAGTGGATGCGGATAAGACCACCGTCGCGCAACAGGCGAAGGCGGAGGCGTTTATGGCAGATGTCAATGAAGATGACGACCTCAACGACTTGACGCAGAAGTTTGTTTTAGACCTCGAGCTGTTCAACGGCTTCGCACTGGCGGTCACATGGAACAGGGGCGGCGGCATTGCGTTTATTGAACACGTGCCATTTGAAAAAGTGCGCGTGTCGCTCGATGACACGATGTTTCTGATTGCCGATTGGTACGACGAGCGCATGATCCGCCAGTACCCGAAGGGCGCGGAAGTTGAGCGTATGCCCAAGTTTGATCCGAATAACCGCGTCGGCAAGCAGCTATTTTATTACAGGCACTACGCAGCAGGCGTCAAGCACTACCCGCTGCCAAACTACCAAGGCGCACTGGCGTACATCGAGTGCGATGTTGAGATTGCTAAGTTTCATATCAGCAACATTCGCAACCAGTTCTGGGGAGGGCAGATGATTAACTTCGCCGATGGCATCCCGACGGATGAGGAGAAGCAAGAAATTGAGCGGCAGATGCGCAACAAGTTCAGCGGCGCGAACAACGCAGGGCGCTTTGTGCTGACCTTCAGCACCGGCAAAGAAAACGCGCCGAGCATACAGTCGCTAACACCAAGCGACCTCGATAAGCAGTTCGACCTGCTAAACAAGCAGATTCAGGAAGAGATCTTCGTGGCGCACAACGTCACCTCGCCGATGCTGTTCGGCATCAGAACCGAGGGGCAGCTCGGAGGCAGAAAGGAACTGTCGGAGGCTTACGAGTTGTTCAAAAATACCTACATCATGAACCGCGTTTTGATCGTTGAGCGCATCATCAACTACCTAACGTCGTTCAACGGCTACGAGTGCTTGTACTTGCAGCCATTCGATCCGATCACCGAGCAGCTTTCAGAGCAAGCGCTGATGCAGATTTTGACGCAGGACGAACTACGCGAGAAGGCAGGCTATGAGCCACTTGCAGAGGCGGCACCCGACGCAGGGGAAGTGGCCGTAGAAGCCAGCGCTGGCGTTAATGAAGCTATTAAGACGCTTTCAGGCAGGCAGTATCAAAACCTGATGCGTATTGTGCGTCACTATTCACAAGGCAAGGTCACGCTCGAACAGGCGCGCACGATGCTGACCGCTGGCTTCGGCCTCAACGCCGAACAGGTTGACCAGCTACTGGGCGTGAAGGAGCAGGCGTTCACCGATGAAGCTGATGAGCTGGAGTTCCTTGCGCAAGTTGGCCAGCAGTTCGGTGAGGCGCGTGACACCTTTGAGGTACTGCAAGAGCGCGAACTGGATTTTAACGAATACGGCGAGGCGGAGTTCTTTATGCAGTTTGCAATTTCCGATGAAGACAAGGCGCTGGATGACAAAATCGTAAAATATAGGCGCAAGCGCGAGGATGCCACTGTTGAAGAAATGGCCAAGGAGTTCGGGGTTAGCAAGGCGCGCATCCGCAAGCGCATTCAATACCTGTTGCAGGTCAACAAGTACCCATTGAAGCGCGGTATCGGTGAGGCGACCAAAGAGGAGAAAGTGCCTGAACCTATCGTCGAGGTGCGCTATCGCTACGACTGGCGGCCTGAATATCGTGGGTTATCAAAGGCTGACGGCTACGACAAAAGCCGCAAGTTCTGCCAAGTCATGATGGACTTGAGCAGCGCACGACTATACACGCGCGACGACATCAACCAGCTGACGGCATTGATGGGATATAGCGTTTGGGAGCGGAGAGGCGGCTGGCTGACACTGGAAGATGGCAGGCACCGGCCGTCGTGCCGGCATATGTGGGTGCAGCAGTTGGTAATAAAAAAAGGTACACAAGTTGAAAGAATCGTCGAATGAGCAAGGCACTATTTATAAGCGAAAACACGCTGATCGAAAATTCGGTAATCAGCGAAAACGTAAGCTACACGCAGCTACGTCCAACCATTGTCAAGGTGCAAGAGATGCACATTCAGCCAGCGGTGGGATCGGCGCTATACGCGGAACTCGTGACGCAGGTCATTGCTGGCACTTTGTCGGCTAACAATACGACGCTGATGCAGACCTACATTCAACCTGCAATCATTCAGTGGATGTACTTTGAACTTCCGATGGTCTTGGCGTTTAAGTTCATGAACAAGGGGATGGATCGACGCAGCAGCACGGAATCAACGTCAATGAGCGAGCGTGAGATGACGCGACTGATGGACAAAAGCCGCGATGATGCGGAGTGGTACACCGAGCGAATCACGCGCTACCTTCAAGAGAATCACACGCTGTTTCCATTGTTTGACAACCCACCAACGGCTATCGACACGATTTACCCAGCGAACAGTGCGTACCAGACTGGAATGGTGTTGGGCAGACGTGGGCGGTATCGCGATCCGCTTGACTACCCAGAAAACAGACGCAACTACTTTTAATGGCGCATAGCAAAAACATAAACAAACTAAAGCAATTCTATGAGCAGTTGGGTAACGATCAAAAACGACCTGATAGCTTTCGCGGAGTCGCACCTGCAGCTGAACGCGGTGGGTTTCGGCGATCCGCTGGCGATCGGCACGGACAACGTGATCAACCTGCGGACAACCGACAGGGATAGGGTTATCTACCCGCTTTTGTTCGTCGATGCGCAGAGCGCGTCAATGCCTATTGGCGCGACTAACCTAACCGTCAGCGTTCTTGTGATGGACAGGGTGGCAGACCTTCGCGGCGTGGATGCGACGATCAGTGGCAGCGTCGTCTACCGATGGACTGACAACGAGGATGAGGTGTTAAGCGACACCCTGCGTATCATGCAGGACTTCGTCGCGGAGTTCACCGATGACCCTGACCGCGACTACACGATCACAGGCGCGGTGAGTGCTACGCGCTTCGTGGAGGCACGCGATGACAAGGTCGCGGGTTGGCAGGCCACAGTCGTGTTTGAGTTGCCATTCAGCCGCAACGTCTGCCAAATACCGACGCGTTAAAAACACGATTACAGAATTGCATAGAATCAGGCAAAACGATATTTACAACTAAAGAAAAATACAATGAATTTAGGACAACAAATGGATGCGCTGCTTGGGCGCGGAATGGCAGCCGAAGTGCTGGCAGTTGGCGCAGGCGCGGTTTCATCGGTGACAGGTCGCACCTATGACGTGTTGGTCGTCAATCAGGAGGCGAAGTTTACGACGCTCACGGATAGCAACGGAACGAATATGATGACTGCGGTGAGTGGTGGTGGCATCGGCTTATTTCCTTCTGGTCAGGCGTTCAGTCCGGGTATGATCATAGCCGCCAATAACGGTCGTAGGATCGCCGCCGTGACGCTGAACGCAGGCAGTGTGATCGGATATTCGATGCAGGGCGTAACCATTGTAAGCGCAGTCTGATGGCATTAGGCATTGGCTACGGCTTGCCGTTTGTCGCGCAACACGGCACGAATCCGTACAAGACGCAGTGGGCGGC